TCGTAAACGTCCATCTCGTCCGCGCCAAAGAACGTGTTAATCTGTTGGCGAACGGCGATCTCCTGATCGATATTCGGCGGTGCCGGCGTCTGGGATTTAAAACCCTTAATCTCCGGTATCGCCTGAGTATCGGGAAGCAACTCCCCGAGGATGTCAATGATCGGGTCATCCTCATACTTCTCCTTAAGTTTCTTTATCGCCGCTTCCTTGCGGGATGCTTGCGGCGCGGCAGTCTGCGACCGGTCCTGAAGTTGTCGCGCTCGTTGGCCCAATTCACCCAGCTGCTTTGAGGCCGCGTTGACCTGTTCATAGCACTTAGCTAATGCTTTCAGGGCCAAATCGGGCGACTTATCGTATAGGTCGCCAATCTCCTCCGGCTTCCATCCCATGTGTAGAGCCGCCCGATAATGCGAATCAGGAATCGCCGGGAGTTCATCTGCCTTCGGTTCATCTGCCTTTGTCTCCTCAACCTTCTCCGGGGTAGATTCTGGAACTTCCGCTGCCGGGGTTTCCTCCTTCTCCGCTTCGGGGGTTTCCACCGGGGTAGCCGGTTCCTCTTTCTCTGCCGGTTTTGGTTCAGGAGTCGCCGGGGTAGACGCTGCCGGAGTCAGACCTCCCGCAAAATCTATCTTCTCAATTTCAGCGGACAATTCCTGCGCTGCTTTCTCTGCATCGAGCTCTTTTGCCATTATTTATTCCCCTAATACTCTTTATTGTGACTAATCTTGACGACACCTCGACCTTCGAGATATCGTTCTCGTTGCTTAACGCTCGTGAAAACTGGTCTACACTGATCATCAAGGGGTACGGTCGGGTAGTGCGCACGATGCTCAGCCACTTGATCGGGCAAGATCGCCAGTGAATCGCTATGAATCGGACGGGCGTTATGGGTCGCGTTATCCACCACGCGGCCATAACCCCGGTAATCGCGATCCATCACAGTCCCGCACGTCGGACAGACCTGAGAATCACTCCAACCGTCCGCCCACGTCTCTTTTTGTTCCCCGCAATTTGGACAGAGATAGTCCCACGATCCAAACATCACTTTGTCCCCTTCTTCGGTTTACTCCAATACGGGTCCAACATCATCACCGGGTATAAGCGCTCAAGCCCCTCTTTCACGTCGATAGCCTCTTTTGCACTACGGGGTTTCGCCACCGCCTTCGCTCTCTTAGGTCTGGAGAACAAGCCCATCACGTACCTCCCATCGCTGCGTTCGACTGCGCCGTGGCGGCCGTCGCTTGCGCACCTTGGTTAAACTGAGTCGTCGGCCCCGGCATCGGCGTTCCGCCGACCGGGAAACCGCCATTCTGTATCGTATCCATCGTGCCGCCCGGACCCGAGCGACCTTCTTTCCTATTCTGTTTGCCGATTGTGGCGGCGTACCAGGCCATGCGTTGCTGAAAATCGGGATCATTGAATACATCATCGATGACCTCGATAATGCCCCAGTCCTCGGCAATCCGCGTGAGATACCGCTGCACGTTAAACGGGACACCCGCCTGCATGGAAATCATTAAGGCTTGAAACGCTTGCGGCACGGCTTGGGTCACAAACTGACTCACGAGCCGGGCACGATTTTCTGAGTCGATCACCGTCATGCTGCGCTTAACAATCGTAAATCCGAGCGTGTCGAACTCCCCGCTCTTATTCTGTGGCGTAAGGAACAACTGCCGCTCGCGGCCATCGGGAAGTCGTTTGATGAGCGGAATACCCGGTTGACCGGGGACGAACATCAAGTCGTCATTGTGAAGATACCATGCCTCCTTACCGCTGATCTCGGCGGCAAAGTCGTAGGTCATATCCCGCATATCGCCGACGCTGATGCTGGCATTATTTTGGAGAATCTGTTGCCCCGTCGCCTTGTCGCTGTTAATGTTGGCCCCGCTCATTAGGTCCGGGTTACCAGCGACGAGATTGAACCAGCCGTAGATATTCGAGGTCATGGCAACCATCTCTTGAGATGGTCCCTCGAACGACTTAATCTGCACGCCATCGGGATTTTCACTGGCAATCCACTCGCCATCTTTGGCGTCGTGGATAGCCTCAGCCACGTCCGTTTGCGAAGGTTGATAAATGCCGACGTTCTTCTGCCGGTCGGCCTGGCTCATCGCCTTGCGAAACAGTTGGCTGGCCATATCGGATAGGTCCCGCCACACCCCAACCGGGGCAATGGGGAACGGATTATCGGGCACGGGTTGCGTGATGGCCCCGAAACTATAGCACCCGGACGGGGGTCCGTAGTAAGGTTCGATTTTCAAGAAATCAGATGAAGCGGCCTCTTCGGGATCGGGGAGATAAGCCACACTCTCCGCCTCGGGAACATACAATTCCACGATATTCACATAGTCTTGAAAATCGACCGTCGTAGATGATTGAGAATCATCCTTTGTCAAGTCCGCCGCGCGGTCGTTTGGCCCCTTCGTCCCCGCTCTCGGAAGCCGACGAATCAACTCCTGATTCCAACCAGGAGTTGCGAGTAACTTATTCCGCTCAATACGGATACGATGACCCAGAAACGCCGCTTTATCGAAGGAGAGGCATTGAGGATCACAGACGAAGTCGTCGAGTGAAATCCGCTCGCTATAGAGTTGGCCGGGGTCTACTTGTAAATCGTCGGCCACAGTAAATAACTGCCCACTGGTGGCAAGACCCGTTTTTACGATAGTAAGTCCGAAGCACATATCCACAACGCACGCGCGCAACATCCGGGCACGATGTGTTTTCCGATGCAGTTCGTCTAACGCGAGTCCGAGTTTTTCTGCGTACTCGCGCTGAGCAATCACCGGGGTCAGAATCTTATTCACCCCTTCCCGCTGAATAACATTGGGCACGAGTGACCGGATGGCGAGAAAGACGAGGTTGATCGGGTCCGTGCCGGTGACGCCTTCGGTCTCCGTCATATAAGTGCCAACGTACTTACGGATATGTGAGGCTCTCGCAAGGCGGAAACGGCGGACCCGTTTAAACCCCTCTTTCACTGACTCACTAAGTCGATTTGCCGTCAACTCCACCGCCATGTCTCACCTAAATGAGTATGCCTTCTGCCAGTCATTTACTTTCTTCTGTGATTTCTTCCATGCGTCGAACCGCCCGCCGAAACTGTCCATCCCGTGGTCTACCTCCGACTGCGGACGAGGTTTAAGGACCTCTTTATCGAGAACCGCTAAAGCGTCAGCGATTACACGATCTCCATGTCCCAAGTAAGCACTTTTGTCCTTGTCTACGAGTTCCGCAGGTCCACAACCGCCCGAAGGGTAGATAATGTAAGTTTTCGCTTGATCCAGACTTTGCCGGTCACGATTGATAATTCGACCTTCCTTCAAAGCGCGCTCGTATGCCCGGAGCAAAAGTTCCTTCCGCTCGCGGTTGGTGTGAAAACCCATCTTATCAGTCTTCTTTTCCGTGACCGCACCGACCGTCTCATCCCTATAGAAGTGCGGATACTTCATCTCTTGAATGAACACCCGCCCGAAATCCCAACCCGGTCCATTGCGTTCGTACACTATGAACGGCAACCGCTGAGGCGCTCCACCGCCCACCCAAAGGCACAGGGCCGCCAATACGCGGGCCGCATCGTACGGAGGCGTCGTCCGACTCGCCCACTTGGCGACGATTTCACCCGTCTGTTTGCATTTCACGGATGCCACGGTCTCACTCGTGCCTTCACCGCCCATTCCCCTACTGATGTCCATGCCGATAATGTACGTCTTACTTTGGTCCAACCGCCCATTCGTGAGCGGCGTCCACACTTGCAACTCCCCATTCTTGGCCCGCGTCAATGATACCGCCTTAAGATCGCGAGTCCGGAATAGCCGGGGCACGTTGGCGTTGGGGATCTTGTCCTTGAGTTTGATGTTGTACCGTTCCTTCGGATCCCGACAATAAAGAACATCATGTTTCTCTATGTCACTCAACTGGAAAAAGGTATCGCCGACTGCACCCTCGATGGCGTACAACTCCTTGGCGACTTCTTTCCATCCGTTACGCTCAATCTCATGTTCCGCAAAAGGAGACGTAATCCGGTATTCCTTGGTCGTCTCATCCTGAATTATAAATCGGCCCGCGCCCTTGCGCGGATGATCCCAGAACATCAGGGGAAACACCTTGATCTGTCCACTCGCCTTCCACATCGAGTAACATGACCCCGGTAGATCGACGGTCGAGTTCACGATCCGGCACGGACAAACAGCCGCAGTACTTCGCTTAATCGACTCACCGTTATTCATCTTCGCCATCTCATCGAGAAGGATGAGAGCGGCCCGGTCGCCGGAGAACGCCGAGGCGTTGGTCGATTCGCCCGCAATCGTGGACCCATTCAGGACGTTATGAATCCGCATACTCGTCCTATTCTCACGCCCGCGCGCCAATACGCCCGGCGGACACATCCACTCGGGCAGGTAAGCGTTCACCGTGTCGTGTTTGAAGAACAGTGACTTGCTGATAGGCGAATCCACGAGATCCTCGACCCTGCTCATCTCGCGTAATTGTAAGTCATCGCGACCAAACAACCATAACCAATGGATAAATAACGCTATGAGCCACGAGGCCCCCATGTCTCTCGATTTGTCAATGAGCCCATCATGTCCCTGTAGAAAACATTCCAACAGGAACTCGATCATTTCATCTTGCCGCTCATATGTAATGAACGGATGCAGGGCGACAGACGACGGCACATATCCATGCGTCTCCGGGCTTACCTCCATCTCCCAGAGTGTCCACGCAAAGATATTGATCCACACGAGCGGTGATTGCTTGCAGGCCGCAAGGAGGTCCTGCTGCATCACGGAGTCATGCGCCGCCTTATGCAAAAGCCGCTCACGGTAGACGGCGTTGTCGACCTCTCGCATTGGAATCTTGAGGCCGGTCTTAGGATCGGTCCACCACTCGCGCCCGCTCGGAAAAGGTGCGTTGAGGGTCGGTTTGATACTGGCGTCTGTCACTCGCCCTCCGCCAACCTATTCAACCGTTCGACACCTAATCTCGAAACTTTTTCCGGTACAGTTTCGCGGGTATCCGCTTTTTCCCGTTCTGCCACTCCCGCCCGACCCTCTGCCCGCTCCAACACGATCCGAATATACTCCAGACTCGGTTCGCGCCTAACACCCGCATCATCGGTCCACGGCAGTGCCCGCCGCCAAATATAACGAGCCAACGCCTCCGCCTTACTCACAAGTTTGGGCATCCCAGGGGCACAACCCTGGGGTACGTCCTCCTGCACAACCTGATCGATCTCGCATCCAATGGCCCGGATATACTCTGAGAGTAACCTCCCGGCCCGCTGTTTGCTGCCGAGTTCGAGGAGGTCCTTATTTTCCTTAAGGGGTTTCTTTACCATCACCACACCAGGCCAAGATACCAATAGGGCGGCAGTCCTGGTCTCTCCGGCGGCAGATACGGTTGCGGCAGATACGATTGCGGCCTCATTTTCTTGCCACAGTGTGGACATCGCGGCGCGTGATCGCAGTCGCAGTAATCGTCCTTGGTTTCCGGTTTCTTAAATTCTTCCGTCGTCATATCTCATCCTCCTTCGGCCAAACCACGGCGACATCGGGCTCCTGCAATACGAGGGCCGGCTTGTCATCTACCATCAGGTCGCAAATATGCGTGTGGGCCAGCCGCGCCAAGACCGGCAACGGAATCAATACCACGTCACCGACCTCGATATTCTTCACGTCCGGACCGACCGCAATGACCTCTGCCTTACTTGAGTTTTCCTGCGCCGACTCCGGCAATACGATGCCCCGCCGTTCGGTCAGTTTCTCGCCCTCGATCACGACGAGGTAGTTCCCCAGACAAATCATCACTTACTCCCTTTCAACTTATTGATCTTCAAGACAACTCCTATCGGGAACGTTTGCACACTCCGCTGAGTCAAATCACGGTTCAACGACTCACTGATTCGTAACAACTTGCTCGTGTGGTTCAAGTAGTATCCAAGCGACCGGCACAACGACGGTAGTGCCCGTGCGGCATCGGCTTCCTCCTGCCAGGCGGGATTTTGGATCACGTCAAGCCAAACTACCTCTATCGGGTCATTTTTCTTAAGCCGTTTTATCGTTTTCTCCAATTATTGCGTAAGCCTCGGAACCACCAAACTACATACGCCGGAGTAGTCGCAAAGAAGACCCACTCCCCGTAATAGACCTCCAAACAGCACCATAAGGGCAGTGATAGGAACCCCAACAGATAACCCCAGCCCTCTTTGCCCTTGCGACTGAGAAGCCAGGTCGTGAGCATCGAGACGGGAAGCGCCGCGATCTGTAGAACTGTGCCCAGATCCGGGGTCATCGAGAGTCTCCGACATAGTTACTTGCCCCTTCGTTTCGGCTTGCTGAAGGCAGTCTTCTCTCGTTCGGGTTTCCAACCGGTCTTACGCATCGTGCCGTACACGTAGGCGTTCTTCCGGGCACCGGAGAATCCTTTCGACTCCGCCTCACGCTCCAGCTTTTCTTCAAGTGCCTTGGGCATGAATCACCTTCCCATCACGGATAATCTTGTGCCGTCGTACGAGGTCCTCGAACTTTTGCACAAACATTTCTCTAGTGATAAGGCCCATTGCCAGCGACCATCGCAGATCGTTCTCTTCATGTCCCGTCCGGCACGGTCTACGAGTCGATCCCTTGCCCATCGTTAGGCTCCGTAATCTGCCCACCCTGAGATCCCGTCGGTCCCCGTGGGCCGCGCATGTCAGGTTGAAGCGGCCGGATACGGCACAGTACGAACCACTGTCGCACGGCCTTGACGCTTTCTCGAAGGAAAATAACCGGAACACCAAAGTTCAGACAGTCGCCTTGTCCGGCCACGAGAACGCCGACGACCCGGCCCTCCATATTGAAAATCGCGCCCCCAGAGTTACCCGGATACGCCGGACCAGTGGTCTGAATCATGGCGTGCCACTTATAGTCGAGGTCACGGTCGAGGGCTGACACGATTCCAAGACTGAATGTATTGATGTTTTGGCGTCCAAGGGGACTTCCAGCAATGATGACGGGATCGCCCACTCGCAGGGAATCAGCCGGGGCAAGCACGACCCAGGGCGTGGTAACGCCTTTAGGCAGGTCGAGTTTCATGTAGGATAGGTCAGCCTCCCGATCCTCCAGGACGTACTTCACCGGATACTGCGCGCCACTATCGAGCGTGACCACGTACGTTCCACACGGGTCACCGCCGGTAACGTGCCGGGCGGTGAACAGAATACCGTCCGAACTAATCAGGCAACCGGAACTTTCACAGGACCCGGCCTTCGCGACGTGGACGACGGCTCCGCGCACCTGTGTGACTTGCGGAGCGATGCTCTGCGGGGCGCGCGGAACGATCACCGTGAGGCTTACGATGAACGCGCCGACGAGGAGGACGATTAGGTCTTTTCTCAATTTATCACCTCTAAAAGATATATGATTCCACCGTCCACCAAAGATTCCATGTGAAGCGTCGTATACCCGAGCGGGATCCGAATCACACTGGCCCCTCCGGCCGGACAGACCCAGCGTACGTTGCCCGCAGTGGTCACGGCTGCCAGACCGAACACACTGACCTGCGTGCAAACGACGATATAGGCATGACCGGCCCTGACGGTCATCGTATGGTCGCCCCCCGTGGTCATATCAGTGAGCGTTTGAGCGGTCTGAGAAAGTACGGGGGCGGCATCGAGGGCTCCCACGGGAGCGTTCTCGCCGTTGTTGTTGAGTAGCCGGGTGGCAGTGGACATCGGATTCCTCCTATATACGTGATCTCTCTATATTTCCCCGCCGTTCACCGGGTAATCATAGGGTCCCTCACGGAAATATCGAATGAATTTTCCCCATCTCGTGGTAGGTCCGTAGGGTTTGTAGGGTTTGTAGGGGATAGCTTGGAATTCAGGGGTGGCGCGGAGGTCCCAGTACGCGGGGTCCCAAGGCGACACAGCCAGGTCAAGGGTACCACCGTGGGGGGTCACGCGCACGCGCGCACGCGCGCACGCGCGCGCGCACACGCGCGCACGCACACAAAAATATTCGAAATAGGCTTGACATGCCGGCACGCATGATGTATACTCTGTATAAAGCTTGAAAGGGTAAACCATGATACGTCGCGCACTTTGCTGGCTGTACTCCCACACGTTCGAACCCCGTCCCCGGATCTACACGGTCGATCTAGTCATCCGGTGGTAGCCACTCCACCCCCGCG